TTCTACTACCTAATCTTAAACAAGTTTTTGTAACTCGCCAGTTATTAAGTATGTTGTCTGGTCGTTCCCATTTACCACTCTCATCATGCACTAGTAGCGAAAGCTTTTCGCCATCATAACTGTTGTCACCTGTGTTCTTCCAGTCAATTGTAGTGTCAAGACCTTTTATCTCTTCTAGCTTCTCGTTAGTTTCTATTTTCTTACGAGTAAACTTACTCGCTGGAACACGATATGCTAGCTCAGACTTTGGTCTGTCCATACCGTCTTGAACTGGTTTGAAAAAGAAAGGATAGTTTATTGATATAGGTACAACTTTATCAGTAAACATCTTCTTAGCATCAGCACCACTCTTAGACAGTATACCGTATCTAGAGTCACTTGAAATGGTAGCTAAGTTAACGGTCTCCGCAGAGCTCATGAAAGAAAAACCAGAACGTCTATTTTTTAAGTAACACATGCCATAACACCTCTTATCTACCTTGCACGCTTCCCAAAATATAAAAAACAATCTATTTGCCTCTCTAAAGTTTGGTGCGCCAACGTCAATCTTGCTCCACTGTAAATACATATAGTGTGTACCTGTTATGTACGTAGTCGTTCCATTATTATTAAACCAAAAACCACCGTTGCGCTTGTCGAACTCTCCGTCGATGTACTCGTGCCATTGTTCTTTTTGATCTTCTGGATATGCCCTCCAGTCAAATATTGTTTTAATCTTCTTAAGTATCTCAGGCTTTTCAAGTTGTTTCCACTTTTTATCTTTGTTGCTATACACATTTTTAGGAGGCTTAGGTAAGGCTATGTGCAATCCCTGGATGTTATATATTTCACCTATTTGGCCAGTGTCACTAAGTACAACAACATCATGCTCCTTGTTATAGCCTTGCTTCCACTTCTTACCTTTGTTAAGCCTACTTATTGTAGTCTTTTTTATTGGCTCTATTATTTCGTATAAAGTTTGTCTGTACATTACTTAGATCTACCTTCGGCAAAGCCTTTAAAAACCTTCTCTTTCTTCTCTTCAGTAACCTTACCCTCGAGTAAAGCTTCTTCTTCTTGTATACGATCAAGTATCTCAAAGGCATCGAAGATAGCGAGCTTTTTTGTAGCAGCAGCGTTCTTAAGTCTATCGGCAGTAATGTCATCATCACCATCAACAATAGCTTCTTTAGCAACTTTAATGAGCTCTTCAACTGCTCTATGTCCAGCTTGGATTATACTCTTCTTCGTCTCCTTGATATTCATATTTAATTGTAATAAGATTTGATAAAACTCTGTATAGCCTTTTTCCTTCAAAAACAAACTCACTATTTGTCTTTGGTCTATAACCAATAACGTCCCCAGTGTTAACTGTCCCATCAGAATACTTTACTACACCAACGTTAGGTTTTTCTAGCTCTGTGCTGTAAGCGTCTGTTTCTTTTATAGGATTAATAAAACAATAACCTTTGAAGCACTCCCACTTGTTATTGCTTTTCTTTAAAAACATTTGGTCGGCGTGTATAACGTATGTTTCCTCGTTGAAAAAGTTATTGCTGTTTCTTTCTCTACCCTTAACGTCGTGCCATCTTCTAAATACATTATGATGTACGATAACGGTATCACCGGGTAATAAATCTAGATCACTACCTACCATAGGGCAAGATACAATTATTGCTTCTTTGTTAACATGTTGATAGCTATAAACTTCAGTGTTAGTTATTAGCTCTTTGTCTCCAACCTTAGAAGTGTTCTTGTATCTTTCACCTTTAGGCTTTATTACAAAACCGTAGACACTTCGCATTAATATTCTAAGTTGTACTCTACGGAAACAGCCATATTTTTATTGAAGTCCTTCCAAGGTAGTATATTGTTTTTCTTTTTAATATATATAGAGAACTTATCTTCTTCTTCTATAATATCACAAATAGTATGACCACCATACACTTCTTGTCCAACAGAGTAGTGCATTGCGTCAATCTTATAATCCTTGCCAATGGTAATTTTACGAATCAGCTTGCTCATCTTTCTGTTTTCTAATAGATCCATCTTGAATGTTAATGTCTCCAGTTCCATACTGTTCTTTAAACTCCTCTTGAAGCTTAGCCAACATACCTTGTATTTCAAAAACTTGATGCAATAAGTTGTGCTTTCTAGCTTCAATAGCACCAATATCTGCTTGTGCAGTATTAATAGCTTTGACTAGTCCTTGTAAAGACTTTAGCTGTTCTTCTGTGATTCTGTCTGTTTGAGGTTTTAAGTCAACAGTTTTAGGTGTTTTTCTTTTTGCCATGATTTAATTTAATTTAATTTGATTAGTTGTTATTTAATATTGCCACCCAAACCTAAATCTTAGTGGAAATTTTGGAACAATTTCAGCGTTGTCCGCTAGAATGTTTGGCGCAGCGTCTACGGTTATAAGTACATTAGTTAAAGCTGTTATTTTTCCAATTGCAGTGTCGTTTGATATTACTATTTCATCTCCAACAGCAAGAGTGTCAAGAGCAATACTTGCAGCTCCACTACCATTATCTATAACTATAGTCAAGTCGTCTGCAGCGTGTTCTCCAGCACATAAAACTCCTGTTCCAAAGTCAAAAGCAGCCTGCGAAGCTCCAGCTACGTATATAGTTTGAAATCCATTGGCCTTAGCTTCAGCTTCAGCTTCCATGATTATAGGATTATAAGAGTTGTTTATTGTGGAATTAAAAGCTAATCCAAAAGCGTTATACGACGCAAGTGGGTCTGTTGAGTCTGTTCTTTCGTCCATGTCTAAAGACATATAGCCAATTAGATGTCTTCTAAACGCAACCGCGTTAGCTTTTGATATAGCGCTATTTATAGTACCAATAGTTGGAGGTGCTACTCCGTCTATGCTTCTAGCAAAAAATAAATCAATAATTCCGCCAGTAGCTTGGTCATCGCCATTTTTACCCATTATGTATCCAGATATACTTGCTAGAGCGCAAGATCCTTTTGGAATTTGTATAGGTGTCCAGTCAAACATTGCATCATCTGCCCCGAAAGCAGTAGCACCACTTGTTATTACCGGCTCTGTTGTTGTTGTAAAGAATTTATTTGCCATTTTGTTTATTTTGTTTGTTCGTTTTTATTTGAACTTCCACCGAAGAAGAAGTCGATTATTGTATTTACTTTAGCGCTCATAGCTCCAAATATTGTAGATATAAAGCTAATTTCAAATTCACCTAAATCTATTGTCTTGTTTACAAAGTAGTTAAACATTACGTAAGTAATGCCAAAGTAAGCTACTGTAAATAACGTTGCTAATACTTTTTGAATAACAGCATCATCTTTATAAAGATCACGTGCATCTTTACGATCTTCAACTTCTTTTGCAAAAGCTTCACGCTCTGCTTCTAACATTACAGATTTAATAGCCAACTTAGCTTCGTCACGCTCTTTATCTGTTGTTATTACTTTATCTAAAATTCCTTCTGCATTATCTAGTACTTTACCAAATAATCCGCCTAAAATGTTTTGTATCATTGTATTTTATTTGATTCCCAAGGCAATCTAGAATCACCTTCTTTCATCTTTTGCCCAGTGTGTGGATTTGTTATGTATCCTTCGCCTCTAGGCCAAACCTCACCTTTAAAATAAACAGCATTATCATCGTAGGTTTCGCTACCTATCTTCATGGCTGTTACGTGTTGCATTTCGTGATTAAGAACTCTTTTCATCATAGGATCATTTGGATCTACGCTTTCACTAACGTATATGCTTCCATCCATATTTGCCTCTCCCAATACGTCACCATCTAACTTCTTTTTATAAACAGGTACGCCAGGTACAGAAAGATCTTGATCTTTTCTAAACTTCATGGTAGAATTTATATTTCCACCTTGTGCTTGTAGTCCTTTGCTTGATCCTAGTTTAAATGTCATTTATCTTTGAGGGTCTTTAATCATATCATCAATAGCCTTATTAAAGACTTTGTCAGTATATGTTTTGTTATTGTAAAATACACTTCTTTCTGATGTTGGCATATCTTCTTCGCCTAATAACATCCTATATATTCTACTTATTAATTGGCTGCATTTAAACGACGTTTTAAACACTGAGTATTTTATAGTCGTTCTATTCCTGTGTCTCCACACCTCAATCCAGCCTAGCTTTCTTAACTTGTCCCACCGAGTTTTATCCCAGCTCATGGTGTAAGTACCATCAATAAAATCTTGTCTTGTAAACCGTTTTTGACAATCTAAAAATATTAGTAGTTCAAGATCGGCATCTGTTAACCCGTAAGTCTTACAAGCCCACTTTCTAGTGAGCCTGTAATACTTTAGGATTTGTAATTCACGTAAATCGTGACTAGTTAATCTCAATTAAGAGTTAGCATTGTAAAGAACCGCAGCACTTGCTATATCAGCAATTAATGCAGTTGCGTTAATACCATCATAAAGATCTATAAAACCAGCTTCAGTTTTTCTAGAGCTGTTTATCTTCTGAATAAGCTCTTGCATGTGAGCTTTAGCATTGTTAGCAGTTGACATTGTAACATTAATTACATCAACGTTATCACCAAGTACAGCTGCCGCTCCAGCGCCAGTGCTATTAATAGCCATAGGTGCCATTGCTATGTGGTAAACTGTTTCAGAAGCTGAAATAACTCCTGTTACTGCCATTGAACCCATGCCTATTGATTTAATAGAACTTACTGGATAAACAACAGATCCTCCCTGGTCGTGGTTATCAGCTAATGTAGCTGTAGTACACACGTGTAAAAATTTAGTTATCATTTTTTTTAATTTAGTAAGTTAATATTAGTCGTTAGACGCTCTAGCGGTAGTTACACCTTCAATATCAGGGTGAACACTTTCTCCAGTAACACTGTCAAAGATGGTAATAAAACCATCTGAGTTTGGATGGGAGTTAGCAGCTTCAACAATTGCTTTCATAACTGGCTGTGGGGTGTTGTCAGAAGTTGTAGCTATGATTACGCAATCTACATCGTTATCACCAGCATCAACATCTCCATCAAAGCCAATACCAGCTGGCTCAAAGAATAAAGTAAATGCGTCTTCGTCGTCTGTTACAGTACCTGTTATGGCAGCTGTTCCCATGGTCATGCCCTTAAGCTTACTTAGTGGCATAAGTAGAGATCCAGCGGTACCGTCATCATCAGCGGCTAAATTAGCTACACCTCTAAAATACAAATATGTTTCCATAATTTTTTTGTTTTGATTAATTAATAATTTGTTTAAAGATTTTGTGTTTAAGGATTAAAGTTTATGGTTTATGTTTAATCTACTAGTACAATATCACTTGCCTTTATAACAAAATAAAACTTATCGTTAAATTCTATTCCGTGTCCTGCGTGTCTATCGTAGTGAACTGTGTCACCATTTGATATTCCTTCTACTACA